CGATTTGCCTGCGCATGACTTCCTCCACCTTCCGAGGGAGTACAGTGAGATCGAGGCCTTCATAGCTGGGAAGAGGCGGCTTCACGCCAAGTCCGTAGCTCAGCTTCTCAGAGCGGAAATTCTCTTCTGAACGGTAAGCATACGCATGAATCTCTCTGGAATTGTCGGACCACCCAAAGTGATAAATAGTTGCCGTCTGGTTAAGTGGGGTGGAGAGCTGGCTCTGCATTTCGCCCCAGACCTGCTGAAGAACCTCGGTTACATGCGGATCAACTGCATCTATATCGAGGGCGACGTGCTGGTCATTCATGAGGCCAACCCAGTGATTGAACAGTGCGGCCAGGCCGGTACCGGCGATGATCATGTTCAGGTGGGGAAGGGCAATGGCCTTGCTGGAGAAGCCGAGCGGAGCTCCACTCGGTTCGGCCACAAGGGTATCGGTGGCCACTATGGCATTCTCTGAATCCGTGAAGAACAGCAGTGAACTCATAACCCCTCCTTGAATGCGCAGCGCGCAAACGCTACTACGCCAGCCGCCGACTGCCTAACTGGCAATTCATCCACGCTGTACAACCTTCCAGCCCGCCCTGTTGCGGGCTTTTTCATGCCCGGAGGAAAGCATGGGCGCAGAAAACCAGCACCTGGCCGGCCGCAAGGGCGGCAGTAGCAAGCCGAAACAGCCGGTCGAGGCACCCGACAGTCTGCGCTCGGTCGCGACGGCCAAGATCCTGCTCGCCGTGGGCGAAGGCGAGTTCGCCGGCGTTCCGAGCGAGCGCGATATCTACCTCGACAACACCCCACTGATGGACCCGAGCGGTAACCTGAACTTCCCCAACGTTAAGTGGGAGTGGCGCGCGGGGGCGGTGGACCAGGACTACATCCCTGGCATCCCTGCCGTTGAGAACGAAACCAGCGTCAACGTTGAGTTGCGCAGCGATACGCCCTGGGTGCGCTCGCTGAGCAATACCCAGCTTTCCGCAGTGCGTCTGCGCTTCGCCTGGCCAGCGCTCCAGCAGCAGGACACCAACGGCAACATCGGCGGGTACCGGATCGAATATGCCGTAGATCTGGCCACCGACGGCGGCGCCTATCAGGAGGTGCTGCGCGAGGCCGTCGATGGCAAGACCACCACCCGCTACGAGCGTTCCCGCCGGATCGACCTGCCGGCGGCCACCAATGGCTGGCAGGTGCGCGTCCGCCGCCTGACGCCGAACCAGAACAACAACCGCATCGCCGACACCATGCTGATCGCCGGCTACACCGAGGTGATCGACGCGAAGCTGCGCTACCCGAACACGGCGCTGCTGTACGTCGAGTTCAGCGCAGAGCAGTTCAGCAACATTCCGGCTGTCACAGTCGACTGCCGCGGGCGGAAGGTCCAGGTGCCGAGCAATTACGATCCGGAGACCCGGGCCTACCTCGGTATTTGGGACGGCACGATGAAACAGGCCTGGACCGATAACCCGGTCTGGCACACCTACGACATCGTGACCAACGATCGCTTCGGTGTGGGTAAACGCATCAAGGCCTGGATGGTAGACCGTTGGGAGATGTACCGGATTTCCCAGTACTGCGACCAGTTGGTGCCGGACGGAAAGGGCGGCCAGGAGCCGCGACACACCTGCAACCTGAACCTGCAAAGCCGCGCCGGGGCCTGGGAGCTGCTGCGCGACCTAACCGCTATCTACCGCGGCATGGCGTACTGGGCCCAGGGCCAACTGAAGATCCAGGCGGATATTCCGCGCGCCACCGACGTCGATTTCGCCTACACCCGGGCCAATGTCATCGACGGCCGCTTCAGCTACGGCTCGGCCAGTGAGCGCACTCGCTACAGCCGTGCCTTGGTCAGCTACGACAATCCGGCGAACAACTACGACACCGACGTGGCTGTGGCCACCGATAAGCGCCTGCAGCGGCGTTACGGCGACAACCCGGTCGAGGTGGCAGCCATTGGCTGCACCCGCGAGAGTGAGGCCCAGCGGCGCGGAAAATGGGCGATCCTGACCAACAGCCAGGATCGCACGATAACGTTCCGTACCGGGATGGACGGAGCAATCCCGCTGCCGGGATGGGTGATTCCGGTGGCTGACGCGCTGTTGGCTGGACGGGAGATCGGCGGGAGGATCTCGGCGGTTGCTGGCCGAGTGATCACCTTGGATCGCGACACCCAGGTGAAAGCTGGCGACCGGCTGTTCCTGAACCTGCCCAGCGGTAAGGCTGAGGCGCGATCCGTGCAGTCGGTCGCCGGGCGCGCGGTGACCGTGACGACAGCCTACAGCGAGACCCCGCTACTGGAATTGGTCTGGACCCTCGATGCCGACGACCTGGCGGTGCCGCTCTACCGTGTGATGAAAGTCAGCCAGCCGGAGCGGGGGGTCTTCGAGATCACCGCTCTGCAGTACGAGCCCGGGAAGTTCTCAGCGATCGACACTGGTGCCAAGTTGGAGAGCCGGCCGATCAGCGTTATCCCGATCACCACAGTTGCGCCGCCGGCGAGCGTTACGCTGACCTCGCACTACCAGTTCGATCAGGGGTTGGCGGTCAGCACGATGACCATCGCCTGGCCTGCTGTAGAAGGGGCGGTGGCATACGACGTCGAGTGGAAGAAGGATAGCGGCAACTGGATCCGCCTGCCGCGTGCCGGCACCACCAGCGTCGATGTGACCGGCATCTACGCAGGAGGCTATCTGGCGCGGGTGCGCGCGGTGTCGGCGTTCGACATCACGTCGGTCTGGAAGAGTTCGATCCTGACCCAACTCAGCGGCAAGACCGGCGCGCCGCCGGCGCTGGCGTTCCTGCGTACCACCAGCGGACCATGGAAGATCGGTCTGGAATGGGGATTCCCGGCCAGTGGCGCGGCGGACACCGCCTACACCGAGATCCAGCAGTCGGTTACCCCAGGCGGCAGCGAACAGAACGCAACTGCCCTGGGCTTGTTCGCATACCCGACCGACACCCACACGCTGACCTCGCTGGCGGCCGGCGCTCGCCTGGCCTTCCGCGGGCGGCTGATCGACCGCACCGGCAACGTCGGCCCCTGGTCGGCCTGGGTCGACGGTATCAGCTCGACGGATGCGAGCGAGTACAACGAACTGATCACCAAGGAGTACGTCGAGTCCGCGCTGGGCGAGCAGTTCTTCGCCGACATCGATCAGATGCAGGTCGATATCAGTGGCCTGCAGGACCAGATCGACAATCTGACCGATGTGCTGGCCTACGACCCGACGAAGACCTACGCGAAGAACGATATCGTGCGGGTCGGCAACCGGCTGTATCAAGCGAAGCAGGCGGTGCCGCTCAACGCCTCTCCGCCGAATGCGACCTACTGGGCCGACATCGGACAGTCGATCGAGACTGCCAACGGCCTGGCCCAGCAGGTGGCCACCAACACTGCGGATATCACCGAGCTCGACGGTAAGGTCGAAGCGGCGGCTTCGAGCCTGGATGTTCTGCAGGCTGCCGCCCGCCGGGAGCCGGCGACCGGAGAGAAGGCCGATGCGCTGAAGGGCTGGGACACCATTGCTCGAGCCGCCACCGAAGTCACCGTGCGGGCGAACGAGGACGAAGCGCAGGCGAAGCGGACGAGCTTGCTTGAAGCGCGGACTGCAACTGCGGAGGGGCGCATTACCACGGTCGAGCAGGTGACCGCGAGCGACAGACAAGCCACTGCCCAGCGCATCGACCAACTTTCAGCGGAGGTGGGTAGCAACAGTGCGGTAATCCAGACGACGTCCCAGGCAGTGGCCTCTCTGGATGGGAACGTTCAGGCGCTCTACAGCGTAAAGCTCCAGGCCCATGCCAATGGGCAGTCGTACGCCGCTGGCTGGCAACTGGGCTTCGACAGCGGCACGAGCGTGACGACCATGGCGTTCCAGGCTGATCGGTTCCTCTGGTTCAACAGTTCCAGCGGGCAGACCGTGGCGCCGGTCTCGATCGTCGGAGGCCAGATGTTCATCAACAACGCGATGATTCAGGACGGTTCGATTACGAACGCGAAGATCGGCAACGTGATTCAGTCGACCGCACTCGGTGCCAACGGCGAGCCGCTGTGGAAGCTTGATAAAGCAGGGAGTTTGACGATGAACAGCGCAACGTCCGGAGGCTTCATGAGGCAGACAGCGGAGGCCGTTAAAGTCTACGACGCGAACCTGGTGTTACGGGTACAGATCGGGAATCTCGACGCATGAGCTATGGCATCCGAATTCGAAACGCAGCCGGAGGGATCGTGATGGACCTCACCGGCCAGTCGGCGCGGACTGTATATCGACAATCGATTGGAGCGATCACAGGAGGAATGGCAGTGAGTATTCCCGGCTTTGATCCCGCTCGTGGTGTAGTTTTCTTAATCTCAAGCGGCTACCCATTTGGAAACGTCCCTTCCTATAGAGTATCTGGAAATGTAATTACGTTTTTGCGAGACGGATCTCCAAATGTTACCTATGTCCTACATGCGGTAATGTTCTCATGAGCTACGGTATCCTTGTTCGAGGGAACAATGGGCAAACAATTATCGATGACTCAAACCCCTGCATGCATATTGTTGAAGGTGGGGTGTATGGCGTTCAAGGAGCGGTGGAAATTGTTGTAAACTACTCGGCGCCAATTAACTCGCCCTACGAGCCATATGTATACTTCTGTCCTAATGGGCCTCACCAGATTTATAGATTTCGACATCTGGGAGGGGCTGGGGCTTGGTCTGGATTTGCGTTTTACCAGTCTAGTTTCCAAGATACCGACCCGCCGGTATATGGAGGAAAGTGGAAGGCCGCAGCAGTCATGCTACCCCGTATAGGAGGGTGGGGCATGCATGTATTCGATGCTCAGTCGCGTGTCATGTTCGACAGTAATCGCGAGATTGTGCGGTTTGTTGGAGGGGCGCAGGAGTGGGAGTTATACGCCCATAACCCTAATTGGCCCGGAGGTATGCACATGCAAACATGGGCACTTCCATATCCATATGGGTTGTCCACCTATTTTCTGGTGAGTCATTTTAATCTAAAGCATATCTATACTCTGGAACCCCCTCGTATAGGGTTCCTGTACAATTCCCGGGCCATGATTTTCGTCTCCTCGTTAGTTCCGGATGAGATCGGATTTAAGTTCAACTGGCCACTCATTGTTGTCGCGTAATTTGATGGAGGCTTAAATGGCATGGTATTCAACCGGCACCGTCGCGGTGACAGAAAATAGCCCGACCGTCACCGGCACCGGAACTCAGTTTTCTTCGAATGTCCGGGTAGGCGACGCCTTTATTGCCCCTGACGGGCGCCTCTACGAAGTGAGCAACGTCGCCAGTTCGACGGTCATGTCGATAAAGCCCAACTACCGGGGCAGCACGGCTAGCGGCCAGCCCTATGCGGTTGCGCCAATCCTGGGTTACGACAAGGAGCTGAGCGATCGATTCAACCTGATAGCGAACCAGTGGGGAGGGACGCTGGCCGGCATTCAGCCGTGGGCAACGACACCGACGCCGGCCCAGGCGAGGAACTCGCTCGAGTTGCGCAGCGCCGCCCAGGCCGATATCGGTACAACGCTTGGAAACGCCATGCCGGTCGGCGCATTCGGGATTGGTTCTGAGCGTCCTGACCGAGCACCATCGATTCATCGTTATGCGACAAGCGTCGAGATATTCGATTCGACAACTGTTGACTCCGTGGCAACTGGCATTAGCAACGGATCTGTGTTGACGATCGGCTACGACGGATCCGACTTGCGAGGAGCGCAGATGTTTTTCGGCCAGGTGCCGGCATCTACGGTCAAAGGTCGGTGCGGGAAATTCTCGTCTGCCCCTATTTTCGAGTTCTACACGACTATAAACACGACGAGAGCAACCGACGGGACGCTTCGTGCTGCATCGCCGGTCGTGCGTATCGCCAACGTTGATGGGAGCTTGAGACCGGACCTCAACGAACTGGACTTCGAGCCTGCGGGGGCTTGGGGTGTAGCCAACGCAGAGGCCCGCGGCGTTACTGTTCAACGGCTCGCCGTTGGCGTCTACAAGGTCTCTGGTAGCCTGGGGCTAGCGAAAGAGGGCTGGCGCGTGATCGACCCTGCGTCTCCCGACGGCGGTCGCCCACTCGGTATCACTGACAGCGAACAGGCTGAGGATGGGACGGTCACCATCCGGCTCTTCAAACAGCGCTGGACACTCAGTGACGACGGCGAGATGGTGCTCGGGATGGGCGCCCCACTGGATGTCCCGCTCAACAGTTGGATCGATGTCCGATTGTCGATGCCGGCCCCCCCCCGAGATGCAGCCCGAGACTGTGTGATCAGCCCGCACTCTTGCGGGCTTTTTTGTGCCTGGAGATCAGAATGCCTATCACTGAGCAGCAACTGCTGCAAATCCTCCCGAACGCCGGCCCTCGAGCCGGCGTTTTTGTTGGTGCGCTGAATCGCGGGATGACGCGCTTCGGTATCACTTCGCCTGTGCGCGCGGCGGCGTTCCTTGCCCAGGTCGGCCATGAAAGCGGCCAGTTGACCCGCCTGGTGGAGAACCTCAACTACAGCGCCCGCGSCTGGCTGCGACCTGGCCGAGCCGGTACCTCG